GGGCAACACATCATTTATTTGGATCACTTGGCACTACCCACCTGTGGAATTGGCCACCTCATTGTAGAAGGTGACGATGAGCATGGTCAGCCTGTCGGCACTGTTGTCAGCGATGAACGTGTGCGCCACTTGTTTGCTCGTGATTGTGCAGTGATGTTGGAAGACTGTAAAGTTCTGTACTCAGACTTCGATGATTTACCCGAAGACTGTCAGCATATCATTTGCAACATGATGTTTAATATGGGCAGGCCGCGCCTCTCAAAATTCAAGGGTATGAAGGCTGGCGTCGATGCAAGAGAGTGGAACAGGGCCGCTGACGAGATGGTAGACAGCCGTTGGTATGATCAGGTCACCAACCGCGCAAAACGTTTGGTTGCGCGTATGAGAGCTTTGCAGGATCAAGCTTAATACACATCATTTCCTGATTGTCAGCACGTTGAATGTCGGCATCTATGTACACAGACTGCTGATAGCATTCATCCAAACTTTCAAAAGGCGATAACGCAGCCACATTGTATTCTGTGGGCGCTACCGCCGTGACAAGAATAAGCATCCATTCATAGGGCATACTCACCCCCTTGCAGCAGATCCAATACCCATAGTGGCCACATTGTTGCCATAATCTTTATCGTATGCGTCTTTGACCAACTTGGCAATCTGTAAGCCAATTGTTCTATGCTCTTCCTTCGACATAGCGCGAAGCTTATTATATGTGTCGATATCAACACCTACAGACTTGACTTGTTTTGCTTGTTTCATCAAAATCTCCCAAAGATCCCCACAACAGCCCACATATTACCATGTATTACTCAAGACGCAAGAACAAGTACGGCGCACAGAAAACCACTGTCGATGGCATCACGTTTGATTCTAAGTGGGAATCTCAGCGATGGGGTGAGCTAAGAGCGATGGAGCGTGGTGGATATGTTAAAGATCTTGAAAGACAAGTTAAGTATGAGATCATCGTCAATGATCAAAAGATTTGCCGATATGTTGCAGACTTTAGATACAAAAAAGTTGATGATGATGGAACTGAAGAGACAGTTGTTGAGGATGCTAAAGGATTTGAGACACCTGATTTTAAGTTGAAAAAGAAATTGATGAAGGCCGTACACGGTATCGAATTATTTTTATCAAGAAAGAGTTGACAGGCAGTCTTTGCGATATTATGTTTGTGATGATTTAGCGATCACAACTGATGGAGACTGCCATGAACGGAAACACCGTTCCACAATTCAATGATCTTTCGTCCCTTAAACAAAGGCGCGATGAGATCAAATCTCAAATTGATGAACTTCAGCAATCTATGAAGATTGTCAATAACTCACTCAAAGACATGTTTGAAGAGACTGCTCAAATGCAGCTTGCTCAACAAGGCAAGGACTTTGGTCAGACTACGATTAACACTGGCGATCATAAGGTCACCATTGATTTTCGTAAGCGTGTCGATTGGGATCAGGATAAGTTGGTTGAGGCTCTCAATCAGATGGACCCTGATACGGCTCGTCATTATGCAACAATCAAATACAGCATTGGCGAGACTAAGTACAACAACGCACCACCAGAAATTCAATCCGCTCTCTCTGAGGCGCGTACTGTTTTTCTGCAAGGTGTTACCGTCAACATTGAAGATAGGGATACCAACTAATGCTTCAAATTATCTCTGCCGAAGAAAGGCTGGCCGAAAAGCGTGGTCACAAGATTGTGATTTGCGGTCAGTCCGGTGTGGGGAAGACATCACTGGTACGCACTTTGGACATGGACAAAACATTGTTCTTGGACTTAGAAGCCGGTGATGCCGCCATTGAAGGATGTAAAGTCGATGTCATTAGACCACGCACTTGGCAAGAGTGCCGTGACTTTGCATGCTTCCTTGGTGGCGGAAACCCCGCTTTAAGTGATGACTCTCCGTACAGCATGGCGCATTACGAATATGTCACGCAGATGTATGGTGAGCCAGAAGCCGTTTTGCAAAAGTACGATACAATCTTTGTCGATAGTATCACTGTAGCAGGGCGGTTGTGCTTCACGCACAATCAGAACCAGCCAGAAGCCAGATCAGAACGTAACGGCAAACTAGACACTCGCGCAGTGTATGGTGCGCAGGGTCGTGAGATGATGGCGTGGCTAACTCACCTACAACATATTCGTGAAAAGAATGTAATTTTCGTCGGCATTCTAGACGAGAAGACAGACGAATATGGGCGGCTTAATTACGAACTTCAAATTGAAGGTGCGAAAACAGGCCGTGAATTACCCGGCATCGTTGATGAAGTTATCACGATGGCAACGCTTGCGTCCGATGAGGGCAACATGTTTCGTGCTTTCATTTGCGACAACTTAAACAAGTGGGGATATCCTGCGAAAGACAGGAGCGGTAGGCTAGATCCTATCGAAGAACCTCACCTCGGCAAACTGTTTGAAAAAATGTCAGGGCCACGTCCCGACACGATGCAGTTTGTCAATCCAACAGCGGTCAATATTGCAGAAGGAGAAAGCTGACATGACCCTTGACCTGAACAGTTTTAATTATGATGACGCGCCACAGAAGACTGAATTTGCGCTGCTTCCGGACAACGCCGTTGTACGGGGCATCGTGAAGCTGAGTGGTGGCGACATGGAAATCCCTGAACTTGGTGGAGGACAATACTTTAAATCTTCTGCCAGCGGGGCAAAGTGGATGCCTATTGAAATCACTATCGTTGGTGGTGAATTCGACAAGCGCAAGATTTGGCAGAACATATTTGTTGATGGAGCCAAGCTTGATGACAATGGCTATCCAATTGCCAAGCGCATTGGGTTAGAGACAATCAAGCGCATGGTTGATAGTGCTTATGGGCTGAAGAAGGACGACACGAGTCCTGAAGCGCTCCAGAAACGTGCAACTATCACGGGTGTGCATGTTCTAATGGGAATGGAAATTTGCTTTAAGATTGGGATTGAAAAAGGAAACAATGGTTACCCTGACAAGAACAAGATTAAGGTTGTGTTGACCCCAGACTCGCAAGAGTTTATTTCTGGGGGTGTTGCACCGCAAGTTGCACACGCACCCGCTCCTGCACCACAAGCCGCTGCTCCTGCACCGGCACAGGCACAGGGGGTAACACCACCATGGGCGCGTTAACATCATTGTGGAATTTTGTTCTTGGAAAGTCTCAAGAAGATACTTCACCCAAGTATTTTGGCGGCAACCATCAGAGGTCGCTAAACTCGGTACAGGGGGGAACCGGGGCCGTAAATCCCCCCACTTTCACCGAAAAGAATGTTTCTGGTGTGCCTAACCATTGCAGAGACACGTTAAGGCTTGTCTCTCGCAAGAAAGGTGCAACTGTGCCAGAGCTTGTGGATAAGACAGGAAAGAAGAAAGGAACAATCTATCAAGAGATTGTTTCAATCAAAAAGTCTGGTGTGAAATTACACAAGAAGTATGAAAAACCAGTCTACAGGTTTTTTGTGAGTTAGCCATGTTACTCCGTCCGTATCAGGAGGTGGCAATCAACGACGCCGCTGATGCTCTGGACAAGCACGGTAATACACTCGTAGTCGCACCCACTGGGGCTGGAAAGACAATCATGCTTTCCGCTCTGGTGGGCAAGCGCCGTGATGTGTCAAAAGATGTGCTAATCCTACAGCATCGTGACGAGTTGGTTTCACAAAACTCCACAAAATTTCAACGTGTGAACCCTGAACTATCTGCAAGTTACGTCAACGCTTCACAAAAAGATTGGGGTGGTGACGCAGTATTCGCAATGGTTCAAACCCTTTCACGCGAAAACAATCTTGAGCAAATGCCCAAGGTTGACCTTATCGTTGTCGATGAGGCGCATCACACTATTGCTGACACATATCAACGTATCATTAAGGCCGCTAAGAAGGCCAATGAGGGGGTGCAGATTGTTGGCTTTACCGCTACCCCCAATAGAGGCGACAAGAAGGGTCTGCGGGACGTATTCAATAATTGCAGTCATCAGATTGAAATAGGAACATTGATCCGTGAAGGGTTTTTGGTCCCGCCTAAATTCTTTGTTGTAGACGTAGGTGTCCGTGATGAACTGAACAACGTCCGCAAAACCGTCACCGATTTCGACATGAGCGAAGTCGAGGCCATTATGAACAAACGTGCCATTAACGAGAAGATCGTTGAGGAATGGCTTCATAAGGCCGGTGAACGAAAAACAATTGTCTTCTGCTCCACCATTCAGCATGCAACTGATCTGTGTAAAACATTTGTTAATTATGGTGTGTCTGCCGATATGGTTACCGGCGATACACCAAAGGATGATCGCAAACACATCTTGGATGAGTTGTCTAATGGCAACACACAGGTCGTGGTTAACGTTGCGGTCCTGACTGAAGGATTCGACGCACCTCCTGTATCTTGTGTTGTGCTGACACGGCCATGTTCATTTAAGGCAACTATGGTGCAAATGATCGGGCGTGGGCTACGCACGGTTGACCAAGAAGAGTTTCCCGGCGTCATTAAGACTGACTGCATCGTCATGGACTTTGGCACGTCAGTGCTAACGCACGGCGAGATTGACGAGAAAGCTAATCTGGATGGCGGCGAGACAGAGGGACAAGGGCCAGAAAAACAATGTTCTGCTTGTGGCGCATGGAACCCGACAGCAGCTAAAGAATGCCAAGTATGTGGAGAGCCGTTTGAATCTGAAGAAGTAGGGTCAGGAGAAAAAGACCCACTTGAACACTTCCAAATGACAGAGATTGACCTGATGTCCAGATCTCCGTTCAGATGGGTAGATTTGTTCGGGAATGAAGCGTGTCTCGCAGCTACTGGTTTTAATTGTTTTGCTTTAATCGCAGAGGTCGAAGAGACATCCATAGCCATTGTTAAAAAGACAAATGGGAAGGTTCGCTTGATATCTGTCGGTACAAAGAAACAAGCCATAGCAGCGGCAGACGACTATATGCGTCAACATGAAACGGGTGACTCTGCCAAGAAAACAAAGCGTTGGCTGAATGATCCCGTGAGTGATAAACAACGCAGCGCATTGTCTAGGCAGGGCGTAAACATCAGCCCAATTGACTTCTCATGGACGAAGTACCGCGCTGCTTGTATGCTTAACTACACATGGAACAAGCAATTTGTGGACAATATTGTCTACAGTGTGATTTCGGAATGGGAAGAATCAGCATGACACGGGGTGAAGTAACATTCCTTTTCCATAGAGAAGAGGGTGCCGCAGTACAAACATCATGCTTCATAAACTTTCGTGATCCTGAAGATCAGGAGGAGGTTCAGGAAATTGTTCTGGAAACGTTGGTTGATTTTGCTGACGAGGAGTTATCAGGATTCAAGTGTGTGACTGCGGTGGTAGATATCGCAGAGCTTGATTATTACTACACAGCAATGTTTGTGCCGGAGGAAGGAAACATAACATGGGCGAAGGGCAACGAAACAATCCATTAAGACGTGTGGCTGAGTTGTTTGAACTGGTGGGTTGGAACAAACGACTTGTTGATTTAACAGAAGATGAGGTCGTCGGTTTGGTGATGATCGCGCAAAAGATAGAAGGGCTAGAAGATGTCTACACCGAACCTTACCTTGCAGAGCTATTTGACAGGCTCTGCCAAAATTCCATCAAGCAAAAGCCAGCCGAAATTCCCTTCTGAAGAAGTCACAGCCATAATAGCTGAGTTAGATCGGGCTATTATAGAAAAGGAAAGAAAGCAACCAGAACGCAAATATCTGGGCGCTTCCTCTCTTGGTGATCCATGCGCTCGTAAACTTCAATATAGATACATGGGGCAAGCAAAAGACAGCGACAAAGGATTCCCGGCAAAAGTTTTACGAACATTTGCTCTCGGTCACACCATCGAAGATTTGATGATTATGTACTTTCGTGACGCTGGATTCGACCTGCGGACAGAAAAATACGGCGAACAATTTGGATTCGACACAGCAGAGGGAGAGGTTCGTGGTCACATCGACGGTGTAATATGTGGGGGTCCATTACACCTCTCATACCCTATGTTGTGGGAGTGTAAGTCCGCATCAGATAAAAAGTTTAATGAATTTGTTCGTAAGGGTGTGGCGGATGCCAACCCGGTCTATGCAGCGCAAGTGGCGCTGTATCAAGCATATATGAATCTTTCGGAGAATCCGTGCGTATTTACGGTACTGAATAAGAACACCAGTGAGATATATATCGAACTGGTTCCATTCGATGCAGAACTGGCACAGAAGACCAGTGACAAAGCAGTACAAATCCTAGAAGCAACTAGGGGTAATGACATTCTTCCGCGTATCGCGCAGAATGACGACTTTCACATTTGCAAGTGGTGTGAGTTTCGCAAGACTTGCTGGCAAAAAAAAGGGGCGGAATAAACCGCCCCATAAGAGAGAACATAAATACCAACATGCCTGATGGAGTACAATATAATGAGTATCGTGAGGTTTGGCAACACTACATCTAGTAGGTCCGCTCATGATCTGGTCGAAGAGATTTCGCAGAAGGTACCAAAAACAGAACAAATTCGCATTCTGCAAGATGCACTTCCTGCTGGCCGGATACATGGAAAAACATTTTATATAGGCTCCTTGCTTGGTGATGCAGGCAAGTCGATGAAGATCGACATTGATCCAGCATCTCCTAACTTTATGCGGGGTCAAGATTTTAACGGCAATGTAGGTGTCGGCGGTATCGTTAAGATACTTATGGAATCACGCAACATGCGTCTGCCTGAGATTAAGGCCATGTTCGCCGATTATCTGGAAAATGCTGGGCCGCAAATTGTTCGTGATAATGGGCCAATCGAAAACCCAATAAAGCCCCAGTACAACATCAACACACCATATGACGCTGAATACATCTACACCAACGCTGACGGTGAGATACTGGTTTCTGTGCGTCGGTATAACGTCAAGGACATTGCTGGTAACCCGTTGCCTAACAACAACGGCAAGCCAAAGAAAGAGTTCAGGCCATTCATAGAGGGCGTACCGTATTCTAAATTTCCTGACATCCGGCCTATGTACAACATTCCGAATGTCTTGGCATCTGAACGTGTCATATGGGTTGAGGGCGAGAAGTGCGCTGATTCTCTGAACGCATCGGGCTACACAGCAACTTGTACCATCGGGGGTGCAGGGGCATTAACGAAGAAAACAGCACCACAGTTTGATTTCTCTCCTTTACAGAACAAGGAGGTCATTCTCTGGCCTGACAATGATCCGGCTGGCAAGAAGCTGGCTGATCTCATTCAGGACTTGGCTCTGGCCGCTGGTGCAAAGTCGGTAACAATGCTAACGCCGCCTATGGGTAAACCTGAAGGGTGGGACGCATCGGACGCTATTACCGAAGGCTTCAACATTGAAAGCTTTCTTAATACCAAGGCAAAAGTCACAAAGACGAACATCAACCTGCTGGATGACACGTTTTCTGTAGCTCGGTTCCAAGGCGAAGCACCCGAACAAAAGTTCCTGATCGACGGCACTTTCCCACTCGGTGTACCAATTATCTTTGCTGCTGCTGGAGATTCGGGCAAGGGCATGATGACACTCGACATGGGCATGAAGATCGCATCGGGCCAGCCAATGACCACAGCTTTCGGGGGTCTGGTTAAGGAATATGGAAATGTGGTTATCTTCACGGCGGAAGATGACGAGGCTGAGATGCACCGCCGTATTGATCGCATGGATCCATTCGGAGCTAGGAATGGCTACATATATGATCTGAAGGTGGTACCACTACCAAATGTAGGGGGTGTGTTCCCGATATTGTCAGAGAATCACGGTGAATTCTCTACGTCCGAAGAGTTCGAAAAAATATACGAACAAATCTTACAGATACCGAATCTGAAGCTCATTGTGTTCGATCCACTCGCATCCTTTGTACATGCTGACGTAAACGCTGATCCGGCAGCCGGTGCTGCTCTTACGGGTCTGCTAGCCAAGATCGCAACTGAGACTGGCGCATCAGTGCTGCTCTGTCACCACATGACAAAGATCAAAGAGGACGCAGTGATTAAAACACCGGAGCAAGCTCGTAATCTTATTCGGGGTACATCTGCTCTGGTTGACGGTGTTCGTTCTGCTTTTGCCGTGTGGCAGGTCGATGCAACTCGCGCTAAGAAAATGTGTGAACGCTTGGGCATACCGTTTCAACGCAACACTTGCTACGACGGCGCTGTCGTCAAATCAAATGGCCCTGCGATAAGAAATGTTCGACATTTTATTCGTGATATGAACACAGGGTTGCTCACTGACCGCAGCGAAGAGATTGTCGCTATGAACACAGGCACCGCTCTAGAGGCGAAGCTAGACGCCATGTTCCAGTGGATTATAGACTGCGAGAATAGGGGCGAGGCTCTTACGCATATGAGCGGTAACAACGCCGTTCACAAACGCTCTGAGGATTCAGACACACCGGAGATATTACAAGGTGTTAGCAAGTCTAGACTGGAGCAATATGTTCGTGAGATACAAGACGCTGGCCGGATTACAAAGTATCAGCTTACTCCTACAGGTGGTCGGGTTTGGCTCGGCGCAACAGATGGACCTATGAGCCGTGGTGAATACGAAGCAACAACAGCGCGAGATAATGTGTAATTAAGGGTTGCGCAAATAGAAATCATTGCGTATATTAATCATTGAAGCGATGTGTGTATCGGAACTCCCTCGTCAGAGGTATTCAGATCGGAGCCTTCCCACGAGCGAAAGCTTGTAACCATAAGGTTGGACTTTCTCTGAATCTCCTCGAACGAAATTAGACAGGGACATTTGATTTACCTCCTTTCTTTGGTTGATGCCCCGGCGGTAGACTTGTTCTGTCGTCGGGGTTTCTTTTTGAGGGATTAATGAAAAAGTTTCGCTATCGCCCTGCCATCGTAAATGGCAATCCAATAGTACAATTTCTGTTCAAAGAAATGCACAAACAGCGCTGCTGCCAGATGGATCTGTCTGAGCGGGTCGGGCTTCATCGGGATACGTTAAGGAAGTGGCGTACTACCCACACACCAAGAGTCAACGACATCGAAGCTGCTCTTAATTATTTAGGATACAAGCTTACGGTTACTCGCCTGAAAGATTAGATACGAGCAATTTATGTATAATTGTTCGTATTACCTAGTGTTCCAATAGTCTTCGCCATAATCATGAACAATTTCTTCCTCTGCGGCGATGTCTCTCAAAGCCACAAAATCTAAAAACCTGTTGTCAGTTTCACAAATTTGCCATTCAGCGTTTGGATCTGAGCCGTGGTTGTAGATCATGCCTGCGCCTAACACACAGTAATAATCCCCATCCTCATCCATGCTTTGAAAAACATAGTCACTCAATCGACTGTTCTTTTTAAGATCATCATCGTCTATGACCACATAGAAACAGGACTCTATGATCTCACCCTTAGATATGTGTTGATTGGCAAAGACCCCCATACCATCAATATCTGAATCTTTAACTTTTATTAGAGTCATTTCTTTTCTCATTTCGTAGCATTTCGAGTCCAGCCTGCTGACAGCGTTGCGCCATTTCGAACATTTGTTCGGCATCCATCTCCACAACCACAACCTCTTTCAGTTCATCCATGCTGATGGCTATGCCGTCGTTGCGTGGGATGATTAGTACCCTTCTCATTGCGTTCTCCTATCGTGCTACATTCTTGCCCCATACTTTGTAGCACATGTCATGCCCGTTAATTACGGCTAATTATGCGGCACAAGTTATGCCCGCTATTTACGTCTAATTAGCGGGCACAAAACTGCACAGGTTTTTGTCCATGAAAAGGGGGTTGACATAGGCAATCATTGCACATATATTTGCGGAGAACCACAGAATAGGGGGCCAAAATGGCACACGCAGTTACAATTCATGATTTCGTCAATGATGTTGTGATCACCAAGGATGGGTTTACGACGATCACTGAGGCGAAAATCGAAGCAGAGCGTTATATCCACAAGAGTAAGGTTGACCGATTGCATTGTCAGAATTTGAGTGTGGTTAGTGAGTTCGTGCAAGGAAAGATGCTGATGATCGACATCTCGAAAGAGGACAAGAAATACGCATCATACTATTGGGTTCCTATGCACCCACGATATGAACCACATCTGGTTATGCGAGGTGGTTACTTTAGGAAAGTGAAGGAGACAAAATAATGCACTACCCCTTTAACACCAATGGATCACGCGGGTCTGCACAGATACCGCAGGAAGTTCATAACAAGATTGGCAAGATTTTATACAAGTGGCTTGCCGAGAAAGGAAAGAAGGTCGAGCGTAACTCAATGATTATTTACATCGAAGGTCACGTTTATACTGAAGATAAGGAGAAGGGGGCGTAAGCCCCCTTTTATTTTTTTTTGTTGACACATGCAATCAATGCTACTAACTATACATAACTATCAATCAACCAAAGGATAGAAAGATGAGTAGAGACATTACAATCAAGTTTGATCCATCCGATGGGTGGTGGAAGAACACATTGGAAAACCTGTGGGTTACCATCCTTGAGGGTGGCAGCAACTATTGGGTGGATGGCATCTATCATGATGAAACCAAGGCAAGCCTGAAAAACGGCGCTGACCTTGCAAAAAACTTTCACATCATAATTCGCCACGGCGCAGATGAATTTGACTCCCGCGACTACGGCGAAACTACCGAAGCCCAAACGTTCGACGTTATCCATAAGGGTATCTCGCTTCTGTCCGACGACGTTAAGCTGATCATCATGAATGACGGTGATTGGGACGCTAACGACGCTGACCATATCTTGCAGCTTGGTGTGTTTGGGGAGGTTCGTTATGGATGAAGATATTCGCAAGCAGAGCCGTGTAGACACCGTTTACGTTTACGAAAGACTGCACGACATTCTGAACCAAGATGAGTGGGCCAAAATGTCATATGACGCTTCACGCTTCATGGATGAGTTGGCGCATAACTTTAAGGTCGATACAGGCATCAAGATAGGTGAGGTGGCAGATCATGACTGAGAGGTTCGCAGTGGCTGAAGAAAGCCCCTATGAAAGCTATGTAGTGGATACGGTGCTGGACGCTAACGTTGCAGGACCGTTCCGCTATGTGGAGCAAGCTGTTCGCGTTGCACGGACCCTAGAGCAAGAGGAAAAAGAAAATGCCGAATAGATTGGATAACGGCATCAGCATCACGCTGACATACAAAGAGGCTGTGGCGGTACTACGCGCCATGGCCGACGCTGAGTTCGCACAGATAAATGACAATGATCAGTTGGACAGCCTGCCCCGTGAAGAGGCAGATGTAAGGCGGTCATGGGATCAGGTTAAATACAAGATTTATGAAGAGTTAAAAGATAGCGCGGAGCATGCAACATGAGTATGCCACCAACACCGACAGATCGGCTGAAGAGAGCATTGAGCGACGCTGCACCCGGTTTTAGTAAAATTGTTCCTGATTTTCCGGGTGACGAGCCAACGCTGGCCAATTTAGTTCTGGGCGCACTTGCCGAGCCGAGGCGCGGTATCGCTGGCTGGCGAAGCGGCAAGATCGCTGAAGCTATGCGCCGCAACATGCAGGTTGAGATCGCCACATCACAGAAGTTCATCGTGGATAAAAGCCTGATGACTGAGGTAACAACCGCATCAATGGCGCGGCCAAAGAACCTTCTTGAAATGCTGTACAGAGGCATCCCCGCTTTCGACAACATGTGGATCGAATGGGATGAGTTTGATCAAACAGAAGCCCGTAAAAAGGCAATGAACAAGTATGTGCCGAACATGTATGTGCAGTGGGAACCGAATGAGCGCAAAGGCCGCAAGACAGGCTTTCACATCCAGCGCGTCAATGACGCCGTTCTGTACACCAAGTACGGTTACACAGGAGAAGGCAAAGAAGAAATGAAGATCGCTTCATGGCCGCTGGGATACCGCATATCCAATGACGACATCGTTTCCAATGATTTTGTTTATGGAGATGGCATTCATTCGCCAAAGCATGAAAACGACATGCAAGAACACCGCGAGAAGTTCTTCAGGCGCATGGTTGCTGAGTGGTATTACGAGCGACACGAAGACACAAAGGTCCAGCAGTTCTTCTTGGATCAGATTATGATGCGGACGGCTGTTGTTCAAACTGCGCCTATGCACTGGCTTATTGACGAAGAAAAATTCAGGCAAGGCTGGACCGAACAAGAGATGGCAAGGCTGATGGAGAACGTGCTTCCAGATAAAGATAATTATAATAAAGGCGACTATGGATCACAGGGCGATGTTCGCTTCCTGATCGCGCTGTTAGGTATGCTTAACTACGATCAGGTCATTCACCTGACCCCTGAGAAGCCGCAAAAAATCACACATATGCGTTTTGGTCGTAAGCTGCCTGAGAACGAATACAAGCTGGTTACGATCCAGCTTCCAAAGCCACGCGGTGTCCGCATATACGAAAAAGAGTTCACCGGCCACGGCACACCAAAAAGGCAGCATTGGGTGCGAGGCCATTGGCGCAAGATCAAAGGTCGTGCTGATCGCACTTGGATCGCGCCGCATATCAGAGGTAACTCTGAATTGGGCACTATTGTCCATGACTATAAGCTAGAAAAGAAGATGAGTTAAGGAATGAAAGAGGCACTGCAAAAGATCAAAGAAGAGATGATGAGGCCAATCTACGAGAAGCGCAGGCATCTTGGGTGTGAAATATGTGAAAATTCCTTTTATGGTTACTACAAACCTAAATCACGACATAGATTCCACGCCGTGCCAAATGGCAAGACATCACCACATCCCACAAAGAAGGGCTGGCTTACAGTTCATACGCATGACGATGTTTTTTACCCAGAATGCCCGGATTGCGGCATAGATGCTTTCGTGAATGACTACAAGCAAGCAAAGATCAACATAGAACACGAGAAAGAACAAAAGCGTAAAAACAAGGCCGCAGCAGAAAAGCGCAAGGCAACCATAGAGCGCAAAAGAAAAGCTTATTGGGATAGGGTCAGACATGTGAGAGCAAACCCTAATGATATCACTATGGAAGAGTTAAAAAACTACGGGTTCATTGAAGCGCTAGTTGGCAGACCCTACTATGGCAGTCGGGACAAGGAACCGTTCTGGGATCAGGATGGCGTCAAAAACGGGAAGTATGTGGTGCAGTTTCACTCCCATTACAAAGGCCATAGCAGATCGGGAAAGACGCATTACTACAATAATTGGTTCGACATAGAGGATACCGAAACAGGCGAAAAAATTTATGTTTCACAGAGAGGATAAACACGGTGAATTGTTCGTGTTCGCGTTTCGTTCTGGTTACCACTTACTACTTACCACGGTGGTAAGTAAACGGTGGTAAGTAGATAAAGTAGAACAATTTCAATGGGTTATTGGTTACCACTTACCAGTTGCAAAGACTGCGAGAAGTAACCAAAAATGGGGTTGTAAGCTATTGAAAACGTTCAAACTTACTACTTACCATTTTTCACCCTTATAAATAAGGGTATAGGTATACGAACCTATACCCTATAGCACGAGGTCAGACATGGACGACGAAACCGACGAATTGGCGAAGTACGAACAAATGATCGAAGAAATGCTGGATGCTAAAGCAGAGCGAATAGGAATGCTCAACGCAGGATGGAAACAAACACAAAGCGGAGAGTTCTATTACGTCGATGACGATAACCCTAATATTATCCACATAAGCTACTAGGAGCGCATTATGCCAAAGGTTGGCGAGAACCTATCCAAAGAAGCACACGCAGCAGGACAGCGACGACTGAAGCCCCAGCAACAGGAGTTCCTGAATAACTACCTGCACAAAGATATGACCCAAACAGAAGCAGCGAGACAAGCAGGGTACAAGAACCCAACAGTGTACGCCGTTAGACTGCTACAGAACCCCGTAGTGCAAGAGCGCCTGCAAGAGATGAGGCTGGAGGCACAAGCACGGTTCGGAGTGACCGTGGATAAGTCTATCAGGGATCTGAAGAAGATGCGTGATGACGCTTGGCAAGCCGGTAAAATAAGCGAAGCTATTAGGGCCGAAGAGTTGCGCCTGAAGGCAGCCGGACTACTGATCAACAAACAGCACGTTGTGAAGGAAGATGTTACCGCAGCTACTAAAGAAGAAATCACCAAGAAACTCGATGAGTTCCGCCGATTAGCAGAGGGCAGAATGCGTAACGTAACACCAGATGTAGACGTTATTGAGCATAACCCACAAGATACAGTTTAATATAGCGAGAGTCCCACTAATCCCCACTGCGCACACCGCGTGGGGGGAGGAGGCGGAGCTGCCGGGGTTTCCCGAAGAATTGTTCGGGATCGGGGCCATCGGGATCGGGGCTTCGGGCTTCGGGTTGACATCGGGGTCGGGACCGGGGTTATGATCGGGGTATTCCTCCCTCAACTCGCCCGGCTGCTGAGATTCGGTGGCCGGGTCTTCTTCGGGATCGGGACAAACCCGTACAATTGTTCGGGGTTGAAACGAACACCAGCACAACTGGTAGACGTAATATCGCAGTTGGTCACAGCCCCGGTGTCCACGTTCCCTCTTCGTAATCACCCGTACAATTGTTCGTAACACTACAGGTACACAAAACACTGCTGTTGGATATTTTCTTCTTGACCCTGGTCGCAATGACTGCTATATATAATGAATCAACTAAGGAGGAAGCTATGCCTAGATTGGGATTTGGTATTGCGAGTGTAGGAATGCTGCTGCTCGTATTGCTAACAGGAGTAGAGCCGATGACAGACACAGCGTTCTGGATTCATGTCGGACTTATGTACATCGCCGTTGCAACCCTCGGACTCGGAGCGGTGTTGATGTACAAGAAATAGATTCAGGGCAACCCTTGGATCTGACCCCCGGATTGCACGGATCCGGGGGTTTTTCTTTGCCCGCAGCTCAGAACCCGTACAATTGTTCGTGTTACCAATGCCGACATTACCACTGCTGTCGATCCGTAGAAGAAGTATTAAATGATAATTTTCTCTGCTTTTTCTTGTTGACAAGTGTGCAATGATTGCTTATATATATACACATCAACCAAACAAGGGGGGCCGTCATGGCTAACTCAGACTTTTACAAGTACGACGAAATCGCAGAACACTTCACCGACTGGCTCAAAGAACAGGATCGCGAGTGGCTGCAAGCAAACAAAGACGACTGGCATCATCACGCATTCAACACGGATTATTACATTATCGGCACATACAAAGCCGAACAGTGGATGGGTGACAAGGCTTTTGAAATCATTCGCACCGTCAAAGAGTATGAAGAAGAAAACTTCGGCGAGGTGACAACTGATCTCAGTGATCCAGAGCGGGTCGTCAATATGTACGCTTACATTGTAGGCGAGGAGGTTGTCCACAAATGGCAATAAGAAAACTTTACTTTGCCTACGGCTCTAATTTGAACGTAGGCCAAATGTCAGTTCGCAGCCCCACAGCAACACCGCTAGGGGCTGCATACTTTCCGGGGTGGCGGCTTATCTTCCGGGGTGTGGCCGACATCGAAATCGGGGAGCCTGAAGATATGCTCCCGGTAGGCATCTGGGAGATTGGGCCAGAAGACGAGGCAGCGCTGGACAGGTATGAAGGCGTATCGCACGGGTTTTATCGTAAAGTCATGATCAACGGTATGCTTACTTACCAGATGAATAGGTCGGGCTATGCAGACCCTAGTAACGATTATTTCAAGACTATCCTTGAAGGTTATCGGGACTTTGGGCTGGACGAGTCGGAGCTATATAACGCTCGTGATTACTCAGAGGATCGGGCTTGGATCGGGGAGGGTCGGGCATGGCTATAAATTGTTCGGGTTATCGGGATCTGAATCGGGGTCGGGCTTTCGGGTTCGGCCCTTTTTTTGTCCTGAATCTGGGCGGATGTGAGCTGGAACCCGAACAATTGTTCTGGTTTTTTGTTAACACGATTTAGGTTGATTTTCAGTCAGATATGGCCCCATTTTTTTGAGCCGATTTATTCAATGAATCCAATGGTTTAGCAGATAATTTGTTTTCTATATATAAAAGGTGTGCAATTGTTCTTGCAATGACTGCATAAGCCACTATATTGAGAGGTGAAGGGCGAAGCTATGCCCATACATCAACCAAAAAAGTGAGTAAAATCAATGACTAACATGATCGAAAATGACGTTTTCCTGACCGGCGGTGCCGAAATCGAAATCCACAATGCCAACCGTAATCAGCTTAATGTGAATGATTGGCAGGAATTGCTGGATCGTAACGGTTACGGATGGGTTCAAGCGAAATATGACGCCAGCCCAAATGTTGATTGCGAATTTGTATTGCCACCGTTTCCGCTTCATATGGCAGGCGGCGCACATGATGATATCCGCATGCTTTTGGAATTCATCGAGCGCAACGGTGGCCGCGTTTCAAAATCCGGTTGCGGTCTGCATGTGCATGTTGGCAACCGCATGGTCAAAAGCATGTCACCGCGCGATTTTTGGCAAGCTTCAAAAACGGCGCATACCGCGCCAGACCGTTGCTACTACGTCGCGCAAGATATGACAGACGTCATGCCGCTTGCATTGGTGCGTGACGTTATCCAGCGTTATGCCGCGCATCAAAGCGATATAGACGCCATTCTGGCACCGTCACGGCGCGACGGTGGCAATGCTAGCAGGTTTTGCCGGTCCATTCGTTCTATTGGATTTGGTGGCCATGCTGCCGACAGGTTTGCAGTGTCAGACACTGCATCAAGCATGGCAGACATGCTTGGCGGCAAGTTTGGTGCAATCAATCTGCAAACATGGTCGCGCATTGGCACTGTTGAATTCCGCCAGCATCAATCCACACTGGATATTGAAAAGCTAGAAGCATGGTGTTTGCTGCTAGATGCTCTTTTCCGGTACAGCGACGCACACCGTTTGGATTATGTATCGCCAGCAATCATCACAACAGCAACACCAGACGCGCCACACCGTACAGGGTCACGTCTGGCGGTAATGTGGGACATGTGCCGTCGCGATGGTGGCGCGCATGTTTCCGATCTGAGCGCGGCAACCGGTTGGACCGCTGATACTATCCGCGCCCGTGTTTCAGAGTGGCGCACCGCGCATGGTGACGCCGCCATTATAACCCATACACAACAGGCGTATGGTCACCGTTACGGCACTAGCAATGGCGGCCATGATCTAAATGGTTATGAAATCGCCAGAGAATACCAGACAACGGTGGCCGGTGGTGTCGCGCTCTATCCTGAAAACCGGTGTGGAGTTACTTCAATATGGGCCGGTCTAGATGATCAAACGTTTGAATTCTTCAACACGCGACGGCAGACGCTAGCATAACGCTAGCGCCACCGCCGAGACTAGGCCGCCGCTGGCGGCCTTTTCTTTTGTCTGACGTACAATGTATAACCCGAACAATTGTTCGCATTGTATGGCGCTTGAAACGCCAGCAATCGGCATGCGCTCAAAATGAGCGGCGCTAGGTACCCTATGCAAAACGCTCAAAATGAGCGTCGGGGTGTGGGGGTATATGTCAACCCCCCTAACGCTCAAAATGAGCGGTCGGCGCTTCGCGCCCTATTTCACTCAAACAATCGCCAAAAAAAATTTTAAAAAAAATTTTACATCATGTTTTCCTTGATCTTTTGCAATCTTTGCACTACATTGTGTTCAGACAACAGAAGGAGGGCGATATGCCGAAGTTTGTACTAAAGATGGGTGATCCTGTTGAGTTTGAGGCACCGGATGCCACTGGCTTCTTGGATGCGTGGCGTAGTGTGAACCGTTCTGCTGACGCGGACGATGGTGCATGGATGCGCACAGCGGCGTCACTTGCATGCGATTGGAGTGGCAAGGCCATTCGTTTTGAGAGCAAGGAGATCTTTGCGTCAGACATGATGCGTCATGGGATGTTAGAGGAGGTTGAGGGTGTACAAGGCTAAAGAATCTTACAGCATGTGGGACGGCAAGGAGCTTCGTGACAAGCGGAGTGCTTTGGGTATGACGCAGACTGCGATGGCTCGTGCTTTGGGTGTGAGTCATCGTATGTATTGTTATTATGAGGCTGGTGATCAGAACATACCGAGGTCTGTGGAGTTAGCGGCGTCTTATTTATCGTACAGGGACTCTGATGGTTTAGTGAAGGTTTCTCCTAATCCGGCAGGTACCCTAACGTCTTTTGATCGTGATCGCATAAGTCGTTTATGTTTAGCGGTTGAGTGTCATGAGGGTCCGGATGCTACGACTGACAAGTTTTTACGTCAGTGTTTGAAGGAGATTGACTATTTGTTGTCAAAATTTCCTGAATAACATATGATTCCCCTTATATTTTCATAAAGGGGCAGTTGCATGGCAAATTTTATGGGGCCGATGGCACCGCCGCAAGCGGCACCGCCGCAACCGGCGCAGTTAGACATACGCACGAATCCGGGTCAGAGGGCGCAGTTCAAGTCGTTCATGCAGGGAATGCAGACCCCACCTACTACTGCGCCAATTGCCCCTATGCTTCCGGCACCTATGATGTCTCCGATGGATCAAGTAGACATTTTTGCTCCTGCGCCGATGGCTGATGGCGGCGTTGTTGGTGGTTTGCAGGATTTGGGTCAGATGTCTGGCCAGATGGTCGAGGCTTTGAACACTGTTATTTACGGCGGTGGTCAGGGTATGGGTGGTGGTATTGGCAGTGTTATGCAAACGCCGCCCGGATCGTTGCCTTCTGCTTTACCAAACATTGAGAGTGGTGTTTACAAGCAGCCGATGAACACGCCTATGGAGATGCCGTCTGGTTTTCCTTTTGCCAATAGCATAACGACCAGTGGTTTTTTTGACGTAGAGCGGCCCGGATATCTTGAAAGCATGTACGACCCAGCCAATGACAGCCGTCAGATGGGAGACATGGAAAGGTATCGGCTGGCCCAAGAGGATGCGCGTCGTCAGCGTGAGGGCGGGTTTATGGGTCGTGTGGTGTTGCCCGGTGAAGGGTCGTTTGAAGACTTTATGAATATGCAGCCGCAGTCTGATTTATTACAGCAGCGTCAGTTATATGAAGACGGTGGTCCTGTTGGCATGGCGAATGGTGGCAGTCCGTTTGATTACATGTTTGATCAGCAGCGTGAAGATTATTCTTCACCTATTGCTGAACAAGCCATTGAAGATGCGTATCAAAGTGCTTTGGATATGGCTCAACAGTCTCCTGATATTCAATATGAAGAAGACCCCGGAGAAAATGCAGGGATTGACATGGGGAATCCTGATCCTGATCCTGATCCAGTTGTTGTACAAAATATAGGTACTGGTGATGAAGGCTCTGCCAGCATTACCGTCAGGCCAACAGTTA